TCACGCCGTTTCGAACACCAGCGTTGAGAGCGGCCACCAGCCGCTGCCGCCCTCGTCGTACGCCAGCTCCACCATCGGATCGGTGTCGCTGCTGTCGGCCGCCAGGTTGAGCACGGTGGCGCCGGTCTCCGGGCTGATCAGGTCGCGCCAGCAACGCGATCCGATCGCAGGCAGGGGTATGGGGTTGGTGCTCATGGTTCAGGGGCTCACCATCACCCGGTTGCCAGAGCCGCTGTTGCTCACAGCCGTGAACTGACGGCGCTGGGGCGACCAGCAGATCGAGCGCCAGCCGCTATCGGCCGGAGAGCTGCGCACCGTCCAGGTGATGCCATCGGGGCTGGTCATGATCCGGTTACCGGTGCCGCTGCTGGCGACGGCTACCAGCAGATCGCGCTCCGGCGACCAACAGAGCGAGGTCCAGGCGTTGTCGGCTGCTGAGCTGCGGCTCGTCCAGGTGATGCCATCGGCGGAGGTCATTACCCGGTTGCCTCGGCCACTGCTGCTCACCGCTACCAACAGGCCGAGCTCCGCTGCCCAGCAGATCGCCGTCCAGCTGTTGGCTGTGGCGACCGTTCGCAACGTCCAGCTGCGGCCATCAGGGGAGGTCATCACCCGCTGGTTGACGCCGCTGCTGCTCACCGCCACGAACAGGTCCAGTTGCGGTGCCCAGCACAGAGAGCGCCAGTCCTGATCGGCAGCAGCCGGGCCGGCTGTCCAGGTGAGGCCATCGGAGCTGGTCATCACCCGGTTGCCCGTCCCGGAGCTGGCGACGGCCACCAGCAGGCCCAGCTCGGTTGACCAGCAGATGGAGGTCCAGCTGTTGTCGGCCGGCGTCTGCCGCAGGGTCCAGCTGCCGCCATCCGCTGAGGTCATCACCCGGTTGCCCATGCCGCTGTCGCTGAGAGCCACGAACAGGCCCAGCTCGGCTGCCCAGCAGAGCGCTACCCAGTTCTGATCGGCTGCCGCTGGTTTGGTGCTCCAGTGAATGCCATCGGTGGAGTTCATCACCCGGTTGCCGCTGCCGGTGTTGGCCACGCAGGCGTACAGCTGCAGCTCGGGCGACCAGCAAACCGCCTGCCAGTTGTTGTCTGCTGCAGATCGGGTGGTCGACCAGAGGATTCCGCTGATCCCCAGCACCGGCGGCGGGCTCAGTTGCTCCGCCACTGCCGCCACAGGCAGCTGATAGGTGCCGGCCTGGGGGCCAGCGGGGCGGGTGATCGCCAGCAGGTCGTCACGGTGGAGCGTCATCGGGGGCGGCGCTCAGGGCAAGGAGGGCAGGGTGCTGAGGTCCAGCGGCATGTAGTCACCAGCCGGCTGGGCAGTGGCTAACCCCGCCTGCAGCTGGGCCGCATCCACCACCCGCCCAGGCGTGCCGTCCGCCAGGGCCAGTGCATCGGCCAGCTGCACCACACCGGTAGCAGTGGTGGTGGCCGGCTCAACGCTGATCAGGGGCTGGGCCGGGTCGCTCTCATCGACGGCCAGCGGATCGGCCACCTGGATGCGGATCACCCCGGCGCCATCGGGGCCAAGGGCGGCGTTGGCACTCCAGCTGGTGCCGTCAAACAACAGCAGGTCCCCGTTAGCGATCTCCTGGCCGGCGAGGCCGCTCCAGCTTTCGAGGGCAGCGCCAGAAGCACTGGCCAAGTACACATCCCCCACGGCGGCATCGGCCGGGGCCTCGTCGCTGGTTGGGTCGATCGCACCCTTGTAATGCAGGACGCCGGGGATGGCCGCGTGGAGCGTGCCATCGGAGTCCACCGTCAGGTTGGTGCCGGGCCGGATCGCACCGATCGCCGCCGCTGTGGCGGGGGTGAGCATGAACGCCTTGACCTCGTCTGCGGTGGCCCGGTAGGGCGTGCTGCCGCGCTGCACCAGCAGCAGGTCGGAGGCCTGGGGCAGGGAACGGCCGGCGGTGCGGCTCTCGGTGGTGGTGGCCATGGTGATCAGTGCAGAAGGGGAGTAGACGGACGAAGGATCAGAGCGGCAGGGGGCTGAGCAGGCGCAGATCCAGCGCAAGCACCACCACCCCTTCACCAGCGGCAGCACTCACCAGGGGCGCAAGGGCCTGAACTGCGCTGATACCTCCAGACGGTGGTGGTTCAGGGGTGCAGCCGTCCTGCAGTTGGGCCTGGCCCAAGAAGATCAGCCCCTGGGGCTGGCTGCTGCTGCGGCACTGAGCAGCCAGGGCCGCCAGCACGGCCGGATCGGGTGTGGCCATCGGCGCCAGGGCAGTGCTCCAGGGCTGTTGCCAGGCCCCAGCCAGGGATGCGCTGGCTGGGGCACCGCGAACCAGCCTCAGAGCAGGGCATCACCCAGCTCCAGGGCAGCCAAATCCTCAGCGGCGGTGCCACTGGCTTGGGCCTCCAGGGCGGTGGCCTGCTCAATCAGCTCCGCCTTGGTCTGGCTGCCATCGAGGTCCACGCCATGGACAGTCGAGCAGTAGTCGACGATCTGGGCCTTGGTCATCGCCTGGAAGTCAGGCGGCTCAGCCGCCAGCAGGGCCTCACCGCCGCCAGCGTCGCCGCCAAGGGCGGTTTCAGTGAGGGGCTCCGGTTCAGTGGTGGCGGCTGATTCCGGCTCCAGGGCTGGCTCGAAGACAGGCTCGGCCTCTGGTTCGCTATCGGGGGCGGGCTCCAGATCGGGCTCTGGCTGCTCCGGCTCTGGCTCTTCTGTCTCTGGTTGTTCCGGCTCCGGCTGAGGTGCTGCAGCATCCGTCTGCAGCTGCCAGCCCAGGGCCTGCCAGCCGGCCAGATGCACCGGCCAGATGGAGCGGCTCTCGCCGTCCTTGCTGATCAGCAGCTGGCTGGGCGGCAGCCAGGCACTGTCGCCGTCTCCGCACATCACACCGGGATCCGGCGTCACGATCAGCCGCTGCTCCGGGCCGCCCAGTGGCACCGGGGTGGAGGCGGGGTTAGCCCCATCGAGGGGCTGGAGCAGCTCCAGCGGCAGGACCGCCATCCCTTCCGCTGGCGTGAGGGTGTCGAGTGGGTTGCTCATGGCGCTCACCTCACAGCCCCTGGTTGGCGGTGAGCGCCACCGTCATCCCCACTGGCGAAGCAGGAGAGACGACAGCGCGGGCCAGGCGCAGGCAGGGCGGGGTGATCAGCTCGCTGTCGGCTGGGTTGATCAGCAGGGCCGCGCCGCTGATGATCGCCTCCACCTTGCCGCCCGCAGCGGGGATGGCGACAGCAGCAGCGGTGATCCAGCTGCCGGCAGTGCCGTCATCCAGCAGCGGCGCGAGCTCGAGGGTCACGGTTACCGCCTCGCTGTGGCCGGGGTGGGAGGCCACCACCACAAAGCAGCCGGTGGCATCGAGGTCGGTGCCGAGGTTGACGACATCACCGCTGTTGCGGCTGTGCTCATAGCAGTCGGTGGCCGAGTGGTTGATCCAGCCGACGAGCACCGTTTGTGCATCGAGCAGCCGGGTGGCTTGAGAGGTCATGGATGGAGCTCCTGGGGGAAATCGATGAGTGGTTCTGGGCAGTTCTCCTGGGTTGGGGCTGGCGTTCAGGGCAGCACCAGCGGCATGGGCGCGACGTTGAACAGCCGTCCTGCTGCCTTGCGGTTGCACACCGCAAAGCCGACGTACCAATCGACCCGGGTTCGGAACACCGGCGCGTCGTGCACCTCCCCGAAGTCCCGCACCGAGATGCCATACCGGCCCTCGAACGGGCCCTGCAGACCGCAGACCGCCGCGTCACCGAGCACACAGCAGTAGATCGAGGTGGTGTCTCCCGGTTCGTCGTAACCGAGCACCGCATGGCCCTCGGCGTCCTCCTCCACCAGCAGGATCTCGATCCCCTCGAAGTAGTGCCGCCCATCAATCACCTCGTAGAGGTCACCACCGGCCTGGCGGGAGGCGGTGCTGATCTGGCGGCGGGCGGCCTTGCTGGCGATCAGCACCTTGTCGCCGCCGTAGCCGATCACGCTGTCGCTCAGCGCCTCCAGCGCCAGCAGGTTCAAGGTGCTGCCGCCGTTGTCGATCGTCTGGTCGTCCCCCGGCACCAGGCGCTTGCTCAGCCCGTTGAACGCCCGCGGGTCAAAGGTGTCGTCGCCGTTGATGATCGCCGCCTCCAGGGTGAGCCGCATGGAGCGCACCTTCATCTCGGTCTGGGCAGCGCGGGCCTCGGGGCCCTGCAGGTCGACGATCGAGCGGTCCACATCCAGGTCACCGCCAAACAGGTGCACGAACTCCGAATCGGAGTTGATCACCCCGTAGCTCTGGCGGTAGCCCTCGTTGACGGCCCGAAAACCCACGCGGGGGAGCTTGGTTTCAGCCGGGAAGCTCAGCGAGCCGCCCACGAGGTTGCGGAACGGCAGGCGGCGCAGCAGCTCCCCCTCCGCAAAGGTCTTGAGCACCGCCAGCTGTTCAGCGCGGCGGGCGTATTTCTGCGCCTCAATCAAGGTCAGGCCCAAGGGCACGCTCCAGGGGCCTGGCCCCAGTGACAACAGCAGCTGTTGCCAGGTCGTGTCAGGAGCGTCGGCTTGAGGTCAGCTCAGGTCATCAGTTGGTGGCTGGCGGCTTGCGGCTTGCGAGCAGGCGCTCCGCAGGTTGCCCCAGTACTGCTCGGCCCAGGGTCCGAAGCAGCACCGGGGCGCGGTGGTCGCGTTCTGCCTGCCACGCCGCCATGGCCACCAGTCCTGTTGCCCCGGCCTGCCCGATCCGTCTCATCTACTTCCGCCTGGCCGCCAAGGGCAGCGCACAGCCGCGGCGCCTGTTTCTCGATGGCGAGGGGCACATCTGCGCTGATCCGCACTGGCTTCCGCGGGAGCAGGCCCTGCTGCTGGCGCACAATCAGCAGCTGATCTGGGGATCAGCCGCTCAGGTGATCGTGCTCTGAGTGAGGGCGGTCCAGCCAGTCGAGCAGCAGCCGGTGCTTGTCCATGCCCTCGATCAGGGTGGCGGGAACAGCCTTCACTTGGGCGTCAGTGTGCATGGCCTTGACCATGTCGATGGCATGGGCCTCATCAAGGGCCTGCACCATCTCGATGCCATCGCCCAAAGAGCCAGAGAAGAACACCGCGTAGGTGATGGGTAGTCCAAAGCTGACGCCCCTCCTTGATAGCAAGCCAATCCATTGATGGCGCTGGCAAGGGCAGTGGTCAGCCCCACTCCCCATGACCACCCCGATGAGCGCCGAGCGGTTCAGCGATCGCTTCCGCTACTACCGCGATCAGCCCCAGCAGCAACGGGGCGTACAGCAGCTTTTTGAGGCGATCGGCAGTACCGACCAGGGCGCTGCGATCCTCGATGAGCAGGCGCCCTGGGCGGTGACCTACAGCGAGCAGCCGCCTGTGCCAGCGGCGCCTCCCGAGTCCGCAGCACCAGCTGGCGGCCTCGATCCCCGCGGCTCAGAGGAAGCCGGCATGGCCGGCCCGCAGATGACCGCGCCCGTCAAACCAGGTGATTCCTACCTGCTGGTGAATGACCGCGATCAGGACATGGAGGCCTATGAGCACAGCGGCCAGTTCCTCTGGAAGATCCCGTGCCTAGCCCGGGGCCAGGGCGCGGACACCGACTGGAGCCACACCAACACCGACACCCCACCTGGGCTTTACAAGCTCGGGAAGCTCTACGCGGATTACGAGCAGAACGCCAATCCCCCCTGCAGCGATACGGCCATGGCCTACGGCTGGTACTCCTTTGACATGGAGGAGCTGGAGGGCCAGGAGGTGGCCGCCGGCCGGGCTGGGATCATGCTCCACGGCGGTGGCTCAGCCTGCGGCTGGCCCGGTGCCTGGGCAGCGATGCAGCCGCTGCATCCCACCTTGGGTTGCGTCCGCCTACACAACGCCGAACTACGCGATCGGGTGCTGCCCCTCTACCGCCAGGGCACGGTCTATGTGGGGGTGTTCCAGGAAAAAAAGTGACGGCGGGCCAAGCTCCTGAGGGGATTGGCCCAGGTGAACAGCAGCCCCACGTCAACCTGCAGCACTGGCTCAGCTTCTTCTGCAGCAGCGCCGTCACAGAGGCCAGCCTGGGCGTGATCCAGCCCCTCACGGCTGAGGAGGCCTGCGGTTTCCTCGGCAGCATGGTGGTCGAAACCGGAGAACCAGAGCTGGAGAACCTCGATGTGGTGGAGGCCGGCAGTGGTGCAGGCCGCGGGGCCATGCAGTACACCGGCGTGCGCCGCACCGCTTACGACGCGGCCCGTGAGCAGGCCCTTGCCGGTGGGATCGACCCCAACAGCAACGGCTGGCAGGAGCAGTATTTCGCCCAGGAGTACGCCGGCCTGCACGATCCGCCGGAAGGGTCGCTGATCGGCTGGACCCGCGTGTTTGAGGAGCGGCCGCACGCCATGGATCCAGCAGAGGCAGCGGCCTACTGGACTGGTTCCGCCGCAGCGGCCGAGGGGTACTTCCGCCCCGGCACCCCTCACCTCGAGCGGCGTCAGGCGGAAGCCCAGCGCGTCTGGCAACTGCTGCAGAGCGGCGAGCTTGTGCTGCCGCCTGCAGGGACCTGATCAACCGGCAGGAGGAAAGCAATCGTGACGCCAGAGCCAGCACCACGGCCGCCCTTTGATCGGGAGCGGTTTGTCTTCCAGACGCTGGCGGTGGTGATCGGCACCCAGCTGCTGATCTATTCCCTTGCCGCTGGGGTCTGCGGCCAGCGGGCGCTGGAGGGCCGGCCGGTCGGTCAGATCTGCCCGGGCACGCTGGAGCAGCTGCAAGGCGGCTTTGATTCCACCCTCAACCTGCTGCTGGCGCTGCTGGGCGGAGCAGCGCTGACGCGGATGGACCGGTAGCTCCCGGTTCTGCGAGGAGGGCTTGCTCCGGGCCTCTCCAGTTTGAGGCCCTCCTGACGTCGGACCTCCTCTGGGATCGGTCCCGTCGCTGCGCCGCACCTGGCGCCGATTGTCATGGCTACCCGCTCCCCTGAATCTGCCTTCTGCCGCCCAGAGGAAGATCCGTTCTTGCTGCTCGAATCCACGCTGCGCTCGGTGGAGGAAATCCTGCAGCGGAGGCGGGGGCTGCCGCTGCGCCGCACCTGGCTCGAGCAGCCCTATGGAGAGGAGGAGATCACCCTCCTGGAAGAAGAGGTGCTGCCCGCCATCCAGCAATGCCTGGCGAGGGTGGATGCCCTCGATGAGCGGCTGCTGGCCCAACAGGAGCTGCTGCACCGCTGCACACTCGAAGCGCAGCGGCACGCTCTGGTCTAAGGCTCAGGCCCTGCCGGGGGCCTCATCCCGGCTTTCTCCCCTGTTGACCCGCTGGAGATCAGGGTCAGCCGTGGTGCACCGCAGGGGAGAGCACTTCCCCGATTGTTCGCCCAGGGGCCAGCACCCAGATCAGGGCCTGGGCTGGCAGTGCCGCAGCGTCAAGGCCAAGGCGAGCGCCCTGCAGGCGGCCTTGACCCTGCGGCTGGATGGGCGCGGGAGGGGGGCGTTTTTTCTCCTTCCTGCGATGCAAGCCACCTCCACCCTGCTCCGCTCCAGCAGCACCAGGCAGCGCAAGCCGGCCCCGGCCGTTCAGCAGCTGGTGCTGTTCTCTTTGCCCGAGCCGATCGGCAGCTGCTGGGATCTGATCTGCCCAGAGCAAGCCTGGGAGCCGCCCCTGCGCTGGGCCGTTTAGGGCACTGGCCCGCTGGCGGCCTGCGCCCTTCCACCCACTCGCTCCCGCTCGGGGATTCCAGGGCTGCGGCCCTAAACCGTGGTGCTCCAGCTGGCCTAAATGCAGGCAGCTCAGCTGCCACCAGCTGCCCATCGATCAGCGCCACCGGCTCCGTTCACTGCAGGTGCGTTGTGGTGCTCCAACCAGGCATTCAGCAGGTCGCCTTTGGTCACCCGATAGCCCAGCTGGCGTGCGGTGTGGAGCAGCTCCTGGCGGCTGTGGCAATGGCTGAGGGTCTGCTGGAGCGCCTGGTTGTTTTCTGCATCAGCCACCAACCGCTCCAGATCAGACCAGCTCATGCGCGTGCGCCCGGTATGCACTCACGTTCGCGTGAGTTTGTCGCTGGCACCAGGTTCGGCAGGGCACGCTCCTGCACTCCGCCCGATTGCTGTCTGCACTTTGTTGGGGTACAGGTCAGATCCTTCTGGGTAAACCAGACCGCATCCAACCTGGCGGGAGCAGCTGGACCACGCTTCGATCACAAGGGTCGCGAGCAGGTCTATCCACCGGGCGCGGTGAGGGAGCAGCACGGGTCTTTCAGCAGAGCCAGTGAGATATGGCTGGCCGGGCGGTGCAAAACCCCTCCGCAGCATGCCCCTTTGGCTCGCGCCGGCAAGGGCTGACGCAAGGCTCGCGGTGCTCGCCCCCTGCCTGTGCTCGCCTGCGGGGCGTCTGGTCGGTGTTCTCCGCACCACCCCAGCCATGGCCATTGCCCAAGGCCCCGTCTGTGAAGTCCGCCTGCTTGTGGTTCACCGCTATCCGCCTGGCGTCAAGAAGCTCGGCTCCACTCCCTGTGAGGTCGAGTTCCTGGGCCGGCGCGGCAAGCCCGTCAAGAAGATGCGGCTGATCCCTGCCGAGAAGGCATTTGCCTTTGCCCGCAAGCTGCAGGGCACTCCCGGCTGCACCGTCTCGGTCTGCTGAGCCCTCGGGCTCAGGCCCGGCTGCCGCTTGGTGGCCGGGCCTTACAGCCAATGGCGGTAGGCACTCCGCTGCCGCCGAGCCCGGGCCTTGGCGCGAGCACTGCCGAACTGGGGGCTTGTGCCATCGCGGCGGCGCCGCACCCAGACGCCACGGCGAATGAGCTGGCTGTCCTGGGGATTGGCTCGGCGGGCGGCCACGATCGCCCCATAGCCCCGCTTCTGTTTGCGCTGGGCGCGGGAGCGGGCCTGGCTGGCGCTGGAGGCCGGCACCACCGTGGCGGTGGTTCGGTTGCGCCAGAACACGAGATACCAGGCCATCGCTCTCCCAGTGCGGTATTCAGCGGCGGGGGGCAGCTGCCCTGGGCGTGGTGCCTTTGACCGCCTCCAGGTAGAGCTCGGCGGTGCTCAGGGTCTGCAGGTTCACGGCTCCCCCATGCTCATGAGCGGTCTCCGGCACAGCAGCGGAATACAGGCCGCTGCGCTGCTGGAACAGGAAGCTGTACACCGGGTGGCGGCGCAGCTCCTCCATGTAGTCGCCGTCGCTGAGGGCCACGCCATCGGCGGTGAGGGGTTGGCCCTTGCCGTCCACCGGCAGCAGCCGCTCGCGGCCATCCACATCCCCCAGCTGGAAGTGGCCGCCGCAGAGCGTCACGAAGGTGTCAAAGAACGTCCCCCGCTCATCGCCGCCCACGCGGCCTTCCGCTTCTGAGAAGAGGCGCTCCATCAAGCGCTCCTTGCGCAGATTTTGAACCTGGGAGCGAGCCTCATCCCGTTCTTTTTCGACACTGCGCACGCGGCGCAGGTTGGCTTCGTTGAGCTGGCGTTCGCGGTCGCCCACCTGACGCTCGAACTCCTCGCGCTTGCGTTCGGCGTCCTGCAGGCGGGCGTACTCGTCTGGGTTGATCTCCGAAAAACGCGACAGCTGGGCGCGGGCTTTGCGCAGTTCCTTCTCCAACTGGTTGCTGCGACGGCGCTCGGCTCGAAGCGGATCAGCACCGCTGCTGGTGGCTGGCGTGTCGTCGTTGTCGCAGCTGCCGCCGGGGTCCTGGGGGACGGCGGAATCGAGGCCGTCGTCAGCACCGCCCAGATCACCATTCCCCTCCTCGTCGCTATCGAGAAGATCGGGTTCGGTGGCAGGTGGAGCAGAGCCAGCAGGACTCTGGTTGGGCTGCTGCTGGTGTTGGCCGTAGGCCTGCCATTGAGCAGTAGGGCCAGGGAACTGGAAGGAGTCTGAAAAGAAGGAGGAGGGCATCACCCATCACGGCTGTGGTGCTGCGGGCGCCCCATCCGGGCTGCGCTCGCACTCCCTGTTGCCAGCTCCTCAAAAGCCCTGCTCCGGCTGCTCATCCAGCACGGGAGCAGAGCGCCGGGCTGGCAGGTAGATCCACTCCCCCGCTGGCAGCGGCGTGGAGGGCAGATAGCCCGGCACCAGCAACTGAGTGCCTACAGGAATGGGTGTGGTGGAGCGGTAGACGGGCAGCAGCAGGGTGCTGCCGGTTGGCAGGGGTTCGCTGCTGGGCCAGCTGCTCAGCTCGGGGTTGAACTGGCGCAGCAGGGTCAGGCTGAGCTGCTGCTCACTCGCCACGCTGCTCAACGTGTCCCCTTCTGCGGTGACGTAGGCCTCGCTCTGCTGCAGCACCGGGTTGAGGCTGCGCAGCTTGGCTTCCGTGGTGCCATGGCGGCCGGCCAGCACCGCTAACGAATCCCCCTCGATTGCGGTGATCGTTTGGGTGCTTTCCAGCTGGGGGTTGCTGCGCCGCAAGGTGGCCACGGTGGTGCCGTAGCGCTCGGCGATCAGGTTCAAGCTGTCGCCATCACGGAGCACCAGCACGCTGTGGGGTCTGAGCACCAGCTGGATCGCCTCCCCCAGTAGCGGCTGCACCAATAAACCAATGCCACCGGGGCCGTAGTCCGCCCCGAAGTGCTGCACCAGGCAGCCCGCGAATTGAGCACGACCTCCTGATGGCAACCCGCCCTCCGGTTGGAGCTGAGCCAGATCTCCCAGCCACATCACCCCCTGACAGGGGGCCTGCACCGTGCCCAGCAGCGTTGGATCCCAGGGCAGCGGTGCCTCACCGCGGAAGCCTGGGGTGGCCCAGGCCAGTTCAGCCGTCAGCCAGTCAAAGGTGTTGCTGGTGCTCACCGGCAGGATCGCTGAGCGGCAGAGGTAGCCCCGCAGCAGCACATCCCCCGGGTCAGTGAGGGCGGTGTCGTTGTAACCGCCAACAATTCCCTGCTGCTCGAGAAAGCAGTCGATCACGTGGCGGCGGATCGGGATGGGGTTGCGGCTCTCGGGCCGGTCGACCTCAAATAGGCAGAGGCGGGCATTGGCGTAGGGCTGCAAGGCCAGCCATAGAGGCGCAACAGCAGGCAAGGCCACCCGGCTGTCGATCGCTGGTGAGGCCGCTGGCAATCCCACCAGCTGGCCCCACTGCCCTGCAGCCCGCACGGGGTTAAGTCCCTGGTTCAGCGGCGAGAGGGGCTGCTCCATCGCTCAACCCCGCACCAGAGATCCCTGGAAGGGGTCGGTGTTGCACTGGCGCCAGTTCTGCAGCCGCGGCAGCAGCAGCGCCAGTTGGCCGATGTGCTGGCTCCTGTGCCGGTTCAGCACCAGCGCCGGTGATGGGCCAGCAGGGTTCCACTCGCTTTCGGTTTCCTCCAGCAGCAGCTCGGTGGCGTAATCCACCACCGCCAACTTGCTCAGCGGCAGCGGGTTGGGCACCACGCCGCCGGCGACGCCCTTGCGGCTGCTGCGGACTGGGGCATTGAGATCCGCTGGCGTCAGCGCCGCCAGCTGTTGATCCAAAGCGGCGATGGCATCGAGGTGGCCCTGGGCAGTGCAGACGCCTGTGGGGTAGTGGGTCTGCAGCAGAGACATCTCCCGGTTCAGAGCCGACAGAGAAGCAGCGCTGACCGGAATGGAGAGGGCGATGCGCAGCACCTCGCTGTCGCCGGGGCGCCAGGTGCAGGTGCGTGGTGAGGACTGGGTCATGTCCTCACTTGCCAGATCAGCTGCCCCCGTTGGGCTCGCCTAGCCCCAGCTGCTGGCGCAGCTCGGCTCCGTCGATCACTCCCCGCTCGTGCAGCACCAGCCACTCCTGCACCGAGGGCTGGGGTTTGCGCGGCGGCTGCGGCGGCACCAGCGGACAGATCTCCACGCTGCAGGCTGGTTCATCAGAAAGCTTCTCGCCGGTGAGCCGGGTCCACTGCAGCAGCAGGGTGCTCAGCATCGAACGCTTCTGACCAGCCAGGCTCTGCAGCACCGCAAAGCTCTGGCCGGCGGTGAGCGAAATCTCAAGCTCGGTGCGGGCTGGACCGTGGCCGCCAGCTGGGATCAGGGCGTCGCGGCGCATTGCTTCTTCCAGCTGCTGCAGGTAGGCCCGGTGCTCCGCCAGCGAGCGGGCTTCTATTTCGACCCACTGGAACTTGGCCCCCTCCGGCAGGTCCATAAAGGAGGAGGTGGAGAGCACCAGCCGCTGGGGGCGTTGGGCATCGCCGACTGCTGCTGGAGCAGAGCCAAGGGCGCCGTCGCTGCGGCGGAAGCCGTAGGCATCCACCAGGCCGGTGCGTACGCCCACTGGCAGGGCGGTGCGGGAGAGGAGGTCTTCGTATTCGCTGCGGCAGCGGTAGTGGTTGAGGTACTGGTGCGCCAGGCCCAGGTGGGGCAGATCGCCCTCGCCAAAGGCGGTGCCGTCCACCGAATACCAGAGGGCCGGTAGATCAAAACGCTGAGGCATCAGCTCCGGCTCACCCACCGGCACCACCTCATAGCCATCGGCAGCAGCAGGGTTGGGGTTTGCCTGCCAGCTGCGCAGCACCAGTCCGTCATCGGTGACCGACAGGCTGCGGTAGATCCAGGCCTGTGGATCTGGCACTAGGCCGCCGTGGGCATCGATCACCAGCGTGGGCACGGCGGCATTGCCGCTGGAGAAGCGGGGCGGCAGTGCCTGGCGGCGCGGCTCCCGCCAGACGATCTCCACTGGGCCTGATGCAGGAGCAGCCGTGGCGGCATCAGTCGGCAGGCGCCAATTCAGCAAGTCACCCCGGGGCACCAGCTGCAGGCGCGGCAGGGAGAGCCGGTCGCCTTTGGCGAGCGCCTCCAGCCGGTCTCCTTCTGAGGGCCAGCGGTGCTGAGGCGGTAGCTGCAGGATCAGGCAGCCCCCATCCCGCAGCGTGAGCAGGTCGGCCAGAAACAGGAACACCCCTAGGTCGGTGCCGTGGCCATCCACGTCTGTGTCTACACGACTGAGGGAATCAGGGAGTTGCTGCCAGGCCAGCCGCGACAGCATCCCGGCGTAGGTGCGCAGGGCATCGCGGTAGAAGCCAGTGGGGCGAGCCGCCTCCAACCGTTTGAGATAGCAGGTCTCGGGTTCCTCGATGCCTCTGGGGAGGTAGACGGGGCGGCGGCTGGTGCCGTCGGGGAGTTCCAGCAGGGTCCAGCAGTCGTAGGCCAGTTGGAGGCGGTCCCGTAAGCCGCTGAGGGTGGGGTGCTCCAGCCAGGGGGGATGAGCGAGGGACTGGGGCTGCGGCGCTGGTGAGCAAACGGGCCTGCTGGACGTAACTGAACTGCAGCTGCGGGTGATTAGCACGGGCTGTTGACGTGGTCACAGCCATTGCCAGAGGTGGCGATAAGCATCAAGACGGGCTATGGAGGATCTGCATGGTTTTAATCAGAGCGACAAGGCCTGCAGGTCGGCCAGGCCGAGGGCGTCGGGTTCGTAGGTGGGTCCGGTGAAGATTCAGGTGAGATGAACTGACCCACCCAGATCCATAGCGGCGCACGGAGGTCTAGGATTATAGCCACAGTGGCTTTTGTGTTTTTATTCGGATCACATATGGCCTGGCTATCTTTTAGCGAGGATCAGGCTATATAGCGCTGGATCTACTCATAGACTATTCGGATGGCAAGACCCGCAGGCTCTTCAAACATAGTTCCATTTGAGAATAGGTCATCTATTGCGACCACTTCAGCTGCTGATATTCAGCATCTTTCTCGACACGCACATTTAAGCGCTTTAAATGAATTCAAGAATCAGCTGAGACATCAACGAAGCTTTCTTCGGTGGATCATCAGCAGACACGAGTCTCTTCAAGAAGCAAATCGTAAACTCAACCCGAACAGCAGGGGGCCAAAAGATAAAACCTACCGAAAGTATAGATGGTATGCTGAGCAGCAGACACTTCTTGAGGCCATCAACGCATTTGAGGTCTTTTTCAAAAGATCGTTGGTTGCACTTGCAAAGTCGCTAAGACCCTACATACCTGCTAGCAAAATTAAGGGCTCGATTGACGCAAAGGTATTGTGGGCAGAGAATTTCTCTCAGGGCATTGAAGCTCTTTTGTTTGAGCATCAATTGTTTCATAGCCTTAGTGCTGTTGATGATGCGACAAGCATGCTCATAGGGGAAAGGAGATATCAACCGGATAATCTCCAAGGGCGATATCCGAGATCGCGGATTAAGGCACTCCGAGGCATCTTCCAAATACGACATACGCTATCTAATAACCAAGGTTTTGTCACCTCAAGCGACTCCACCAAGTTTCAACTGTATGGCTTTAGTACGGCTCAAGGAGAAGTAATCGACCCCTCTAATGAGCACACTGGTCTGATTGTTCGTGAGTTTCTGAAAGAGGAAGCCGAGGGCTTTACCGAATGGCTATTGCAACAGATAGCAGTCTACCTTGGTTCACTTCACCGGAATGATCATGTGCCGCTACTGACTGCACACAAGGCTACAATTGATCAGCTATTAGGCTCGCATGTTCATATTGATAACCTGCCTTGGTCTTGATATCCAACGCTCAGGCGGTAGCCTAGACTTTCCACGCCTAAGCTGGTACCCGCCTCCGATCTTGAGCGTTGGATCGAGCTCATGAAAGACAACCTCATGGAGAAACAGAAGCCGCCAATTAACTCAGAGAGCGCGCTTGCTGCAAGTAGCCACGCACTGATTGCCAATGGCCGCACTTCCGATGCCAGGCTCATCGCTAGTGCACACGGCAGCCTCGATATTGTCGGCTATGACAACTGGGATGGAGGAACTGATGTCTGGGAACGCCAGATTTTAGTTGCATTTTCAGACTTTCTTGATCTAGGTGATGACAAGCGTAAGGAACTACAAAGTTTCATTGACGATGTGATTAGTCCATTTCTTCCGGAACGTGGCGTCTGGATTCACTCGGTAATCAAGCCACGCGAAATTCGAGATCCTGACTGGAGAAAGCGTCTCCTTATCGGCGGATCTGAAGATGTATTAACAAACCAAGGGCGTGGCCATAGTTCAAATCCAGCTGCGCTTCAGCATGACGGGTTGTTCTTCCGGTCTCCACCTGAAATAGAAGTCTACAAGGCGCTAAAAGCAACGGGAATTCCTTTTGCTCCTCTACCAGTCTTTGTGCGTGGTGGCGTGAAGTTCTCGCGTGTTGAACCTGATTTCGTATTGATGAAGGATGGTGTAGTAGTTTTTGTGGAGGTTGATGGATCGTCATACCACAAGGAAACCCCAGCCGACGCACACTATCGGCTCAAGCCATTTCAAGACGAGGGAGTGCGGGTAGAGCGTGTAAAGGCGGAGGACTGCAACACGCCTGAGAAAGCCAGTCGTTTCGCCAAACAACTCGTCAATCTGATCGAAAAGTGGAGGAATCAGAAGTGAGCCAACTAACACTGCCATCGACCTGAACTGTCAATACAAGGATGATTTAAGTCTCTCAACCTATTTGCTGTTAGGTGGTGCCAAATGTTCAATCAACAGGAAAAGCAACCACCCGTACTGAGCAGGCGTCCGCTATCTGAATCCACTGCCCGCGGCAGATCCCTAACCGCTCCAGCATCTCACCCACGCCTACTCCTGATGTCAGCAACCGCTGTCCCCGCGCATGCAGCTCGCGCCACGTCGGCGGCACCTTCAGCAGGAACCCGTTGTCCCGCAGAAAGTGGGTGATCTCGCCGTTGGCGTAAGTGCGGCCATAGGGCCGAAAGGGGCCCCGTGAGGGGTCGTAGCGACGCGCCGCTTTGATAAGCCCGATCATCGCCAGCTGCAGCAAGTCCTCCTTCTGATGAACAGTGCGGCGAGCGAAGTTGCCGGCGATCTTCTCCGCCAGATCCCGGTGCTCCAGCGCCAGGGCATCAGCAGCGGCATGGGGCCGCACGGGGCGCTGACGCCGTGGCCTGCAGCGCGGAGTCTGTCGGGCCGGGTTCCTGGGCGGATGCCGCGCAGGCTCTGCCCAGTTGATCTCCAGCTGTCCTGCTCGCGCGCAACAGGCCGGCCGTCGGTAGCGGCGTTGCCGCAGCATCCGCATCGCACCGGCAGGAGTCCCGACCAGCACGACCTTGATCGGCAGCGACAGCTGAAGCACACCCGGTTGCCCTTCCACCTGCGCCTGCTGGGGCAGCTGCTTAGGCGCTGCCATCACTGCACCCGTCATCGTTTTCTTTCCTCCCCGCTCACCGGCTCACAAGCAGCGGCGTCACCAACGGCTGGATGCCCTGCGCCTTCCAATAACGGCCCTCCAGCCAGAGGGCGCCGTGGCAGAAGGCATCCACCAGGTCCTTGCTGCCCTTGGGGAAGCGGATCGCTTCTTCCACCAGCGGCTGAGCGCGGTGATGGAAACGGACCTGTCCTGCTTCCACCAGGGGGGCGACGGCATGAGCGCGGGTTTCCTTGCTGCCGCGGGCGGTGATCGGCAGCATTCCCGGCACGCGGCGCCGGAGGGTCTGCAGCACAGCCGGGCCGTTGGCGGCGTCCTCGATCAGCACCGCGTTGGGCCGTAGGCCCTGCTGCTCCAGGGCCTGCAGGCAGCCCAGCAGGAAGCGGATCACCTCCGGCAGACCAAAGCGGTGCCGGGCAGCCCAGAGCACTTCCATCTCCAAGGCGGTGCACTGCAGCGGCCTCTCGGGTTCACCGCTGCGCGGGTTGATCGTCCTAGGCGGTGGTGCCAGCAGGCCCACCAGGCAGAAGCCGCAGTAGTCGCTCTCCGCCTCCCCCTTGAACGACAGGTCACAGGAGAGGGCCAGCAGGGCGTACTGCCGCTGGCGGCCAGTGGCCGCTCCTGTTGCTTCGCGCGGAAAGGGCGGCCGGATCCACTGGCGCAGGAAGATCGAGCCGCTGGCCGGACTGGGCCGCTGCTGGTACAGCGCCGCCCACCAGTAGGCACCAAGGCGAGCGCGGATTTTGAGCAGTTCCGGCAACGGGAAGCGCTCCGGGCAAAGGGCTTCTCCCTGCTTGCGCCAGTCCGGGATCAAGGTGCAGGTGTGCGGCAGCTGAGGTCGTTCAGTTGGGTCCTCGGCGATGGCGGGCAGATCGAGCACGGTCCACTGCTGCGGCGCCTCGCCCAGCTCTTGCTCGTACAGCCAGCCGATCACGTCCTGGTGGTCCCAGCGGGTGAGCACCACCACCTGGGCTGAGAGGTTTGGCTGCTCGCTGCCGTTTGGTCCAAGCACCATTGCCGGTTCAGCCCGGGTGAGCCACACCGAGCGCAGCCAGTCGATCAGCTTCTGTCGGAGCGCCGGAGAAGCCGCATCGCCTGGCCCCTTGTAGGGGTCATCGATGATCCCCAGGCTGTAGCCCTTTCCAGTGAACGGGCCATCCACACCAGCAGCAATGCAGCCACCGCGCTGGCGCGTCAGCCAGTTGCCGACGGCCGCCGAATCGCGGGCCAACTGGTGGCCGGTCACCCGGTAAAAGTGGCGCGCTTCTCGGGAGTGGGCGTAAGCCAGCTCGGCTGAATACGAGGCAATCGCCGCGAAGAGATGCGGGTAGCGCTGCAGGAAGTAAGCCGGGAACAGCTTGGAGACCAGGAGACTTTTTCCCAGCCGGGGAGGGCAGGTGACGATCAGCCGGCTGAGCTGGCCATCGGCCACTTGCTGGAGCAGATCAATCAGCACCTCAGCCCAGCGGTGGAAGCCGTAGCGGGGGTAGGCCTCGGCGATGAAGTTGCTCAGGCTCTGGGGTGCGGATGGCTCGGCTGTGGTGGTTGTGGGGAGGTGGAGCAGACCGCCATCGCCCCAGGGGTCGAGCTCGCTTAGCAGCAGGCCGCCTTCTGCAGGGGGATGTGGCGTGAGCACTGGTGCTGGCATCGCAGTGTCAGGGGTGGTCACCCTCATGCCCTCGGATCCGGTGGCTTGATCGGTGCCCGCAGCAGGCCGCCGATCTCAGCGATCACCCGGAAGGCGCCGACAGCAGCAGAAAACTGCTCGGCATCCATCGCCCGGCGGGCGCATTCATTGATGGCGAAGATCTGCTCGGCCTGGTGACGGCGGCGATCGTTGATCAACTCCTCCACCATCCGCTCGCGGGCGAGGTTGAGGTAGCGATTGACCGTCTGGGTGTTAGTGACCCCCCAACTTTCACGAGCTTTTTCGACGATCAGCACCAGCGGGATTCGCTGGGCGATCCATAGCTGCGCTTCCGCAACCCTGCGCTCCACCTCCAGGCGCGAGGGCCGCTGTGATGGCTGGGCCGCCTTTCCCCGGGGGCGCCTGGGCGGATTGGCATGCCCGATCGGCCGAGCCGGATCGGTGGGCTCATACAGCGGCTTGCCGTTGTCGTCCTCCGCGCAGGCCGCTGCGCGCAGCTCCTCTACAGGATCAGCAGGAGGCAAGGCGTGGGCACGCTGCGGCATCGGCTCAGAACGGCTGGTCCTGGGCCTTCGGGGGGCGGATGGTCCAGAAGGGCTTGCCACGCTTCTCGGTGGCGCTGCCCTGCTGGATGGCGCTCTCCTTGGCGGCCTTGAGCTGCTGCTCGATCTGCTGCACCGCCGCCGGGAACTCGTAGCTCAGCCGGCCGGAGCTGTGGGCAAAAGACCAGTCGTTGTGAGAGAAGGAGGGGTCCAGCTGGCCGGCCGCCATCGCTTCGCCGAGGGAGTCGAGCAGCGGTTCGAGCTGCTGCTCCAGCTGCTTCTGCTGGACCTTGATCGCGGTCACCGCATCCAGCAGCGCATCGATGGCGCCCGCCGGATCCGGCGCTCCTGAGGGCGCAGCAGCAACTTCAACAAGGGCAGCAGACATCACCATGGCCAGGGGATTCAGAGGCCAGCAGACCAGAGCCCGCCAGGGCTTCACTGTATGGGCTCTGTACTAAGAGCCGCAATCACAGGGGCTGTTAGTTCCTAATGGTTTTGGCTGCTGATCAGAAGGGCCTGCGAGCCAGGCAGTAGCAACTCCAGGCCGCAGCCCAGGCGCTCAGACACTGCTCACGGCTGTAGAAGGTGCTGGTGAACGCCTCGCCGGGCTTGCTCCAGATTGTCTGACCCAGCTCGTAGTGGTTGCCCTGGGCGGCCTCGAGCACCATGTAGCCGCCAAGCTGGGCAGCGGTGGAATAGGGCCGGCCGTGGGCCGAGAGGGTCTTGAGGTCGTAGAGCACCCGCACCTGATGCCCCCGCCGCTCGCTCAGGGCCGGGGAGACGTAGGCGCCGTCAAAGGCCCCGGCCACGTTGCGGGTCAGGCAGCAGCTGAGCCGTTCACTGGCGATCACCCGCACCTCATCCCAGAGCGGCAGCTGCAGCAGCGGCAGGATCCAGTCCCGGTAGGGGTGATGGCCCGGCAACGCCTCCACGGCCAGCAGGGCATCGGCCGCGCTCTTGCCCACCATGAAGCGTGCCTGGCTGTAGCGCTCCAGGGCCGCGTGCACGGTGGTGCCGCGGGGCTCCCAGATCGGCCGCTTGGCCTCGATCGCTCGCTTGGCGGTCTCGCTCAACCTGTGGGCCAGCACCCCCGTGATCGATACCGGGAACAGGTGATCCCCAAGCCAGTAGCGGTGTGCCGCCTCATCCCGCCAGAGGCCGGGGATGGGCTCCAGCCAGGTCGTCGTCAGCATGGCCGTTTCCCTTGCAACGGGCTGTGACAGCTGGCGTCACAACCGAAAATTCGCTCCAGAGCAGGGATTGAGCAGACCCTGTGACGTTGTAACTCTCTTTCTATAAATAGAAGCATTAGCAAGCAGCAGTGTGTCCTTACGCAGGTGTGCATGGGTGCCTATGTGTGTGTGAGGGTGTCTTCCCCCGGCAAAAAGCGTTACAGCGTTACAGCCGCTGTGATCGTCTGCGCTGCAGTCGATCTCGGCATAACGGTGGGGTATTTTGGGGTGTCATGGCTGTGACGCTGAACCTCAGAGAACCGCCAGTGGAATCGCCACCGCCCGCGTGACCATGCCGGCGCCGCAGAAGCGCACCGGCCCGCGCCGTTGAGCGCCGGCCAGGCGCAACAGCACCACCGCCCAGCCATGGGCCCAAGCGGTCTCCCGCAGGATGTAGGCGATCGGTTCGGCCGTGTTGCTCACCAGCAGATGGAGCGGCTCCAGGCGCAATCCCTGGCGGGCCAGGGCCTGCGCAGCCAGCTCGGCGCTGATCTCCAGGTCATGGGCCTGGTGGGCAGCGAGCTCCACCAGTTCGCCGATCGTGCGGGTGACGCTGCGATCAGCGCACTCCACCCGCAACTGGTGCTGCAGAACCGTCTGGATGCAGCGCTGCTCATCGCTGAGCTCGGTGCTCTGGCTGTAGCTCTCCCAGTCGTGGCAGGCAATGCACTGCTCGGCCTCCTCCTGGGTGGGGACGACATCGCTGAGCAGCGACCAGGCCCCGGCCATCAAGGTGCCGTACTGATCGCCCAGCCGCTGGGAGTCGAAGTGCCGCGCCGCCGCCCTGCTGAACACCCCTTCCGCCTGACGGATCATCGGGATCAGGCCCACGGTGCGAGCGATCAGACGGCGCCCCAGCTCGCCAGAGATGTGGCGATCAAGGTCTCGATCGAGCGAGGCCCAGTGCTGCTCCCGCTCACCCTTGGGCAGCTCGGCGGGGTTGCGCAGGGTGAGCTGGGCAAAGCGGCTGCGGTCGGCACCCTGCTTGAGGGCGGTAGCGATGGAGCTGAGCAGGAACATTGAGCGCACCCGATAGCGGCTCACCTCCCCGCTCGGAGAGCCCTTGAGCAGGGAGGCCCCGCTCTCGCTGCTGGCCACCCGCGCCAGCGACAGGATCCCCTGCATCCGCTGCTGATCTGGCCGCTCGTTGCTCTCGGCCTCGTCAAACACCACCGGCATGGCGTCGGAGCAGATCGACTGGCGCAGCGCGGCTTCTGTTGTCGAGCCACTGACCGGCAAGGCAAAGTCGCCTAGCAGGGGGGTGATGTAGCGCTCGAGGATCGCGCTCTTGCCGGAGCCCGCACCGCCGGTGAGCCACACATGGGGCCGCCAGCGCAGCGAGCCGCAGATCGGCCCGAGCACCACCCAGCCCACCAGCAGGGTGCCGGAGGCGGGCACATCCCAGTGGAAGCGGTTGGCGATGCTCACGATCACTGCCGCCTCTTTCACTGAAAGCGGCTCGACATCGCCCGGCCCATCGAGGCGCGGCATGCGCTGGTAGACGTAGCGCGAGCGGAAGGGGGTGGTGATCAGGTGCTCCCCCTCGGGGGTGACGAGCCGATCGCCCAGGTGCAGCAGGGGCCGGCCGTCATCCCACCAGGCCCCGCGGCCGCGGATGCGATCGGGCGTGAACAGCCCCGCGGCGATGGAGCGTTCGTACAGGTCGCTGGCCACCGCCGACCAGTTCACGCCGGTGCGGCTGGGGTAAAGGGTCTCCCAGTGGGCCAGGGGCGCCAGGGCAATCAGGTGGGTGGCGGTGTGGGCAGAGCGGGCCAGGCGCAGCACCTGCCCGGTACGGCCGGAGCGGTAGTAGCTGGCCTCGCCGTCGTAGCCGAGGCACTGGAACGGCGCCCCGCCACCACCACCTACCGGTGACTCAGCGGACGTGGGCCCCTGCTGATCAGCTTCTGCGTCCTGGTTCGAGGCACCTTCCGCAGCCGGCAGCGCCTGCAGCCACTGCTGCAGATGCTCGGCTGCTTCCGCCTGGCTCCAGTCGGCATCGGCCAGATCCCAGCCCTGCGGCAGATCGGCAGGCGGCTCCACGAAGGCGACGGTGCAGCCCTGCTCGCTCAACAGTGGGGCCAGCCGCGCCATGGCCTTGCGGCCCGGCGCGTCGGCATCGGGCCAGAGCGTCACCGCCCGCCCCGCCAGCGGGCTCCAGTCCGCCTTGGCGGTGGCGTTGGTGCCGTTGGCCCAGCTGATCACCACGTGCTCGGGGAACAGCAGCGCGGCTGCATCTGCCGTGCCCTCCCCCTCCACCACCAGCACCGGGGCCTCTGGGCGTTGGGCCAACCCCGGCAGGCCGTAGAGGGGTCGTGGCGCCGGCCACTCGCAGGAGAAGGGATCGCGGTGGCTGAGGCGGTGCCAGCTGCCATCGAGCCAGACCCGATGCAGAAAGCCCTTGCGGCCGCTGCGGCCAGGGCAGAGCCGCTGAATCCAGAACAACTGGGCGCCGCTGGCGTCTCGATAACACCACTGGGCGATCGCACCCCGCTCCAGCTCTGGCGGCGCGGCGTCAGCAGGCGGCACCTCGGGCTGGCGCCAGGGCCGAGTGGCGTGGCCAGGGAGTCCTGAGGCCGCAGGGACCTTGCCTCCGCTGCCGTTGCCGCTGGACACCACCTGGGGCCGGTGCCGACCATTCCCCTGCGCCTCAACACCGAGATAGCGCTCTACCTCTTCGCAGGCCTGCCGGAAGCTCCAGCTGCGCACCCGCATCAGCAGATCCATGCCTGTCCCCCCACCGCCCAGATGGTCTTTGCCACCGCACTGGTTGCAGAACCAGGAGCCGTTGCCGTCCCGGTCGTCAAAGCGGTAGCGATCCCGGCCCCCACAGGCGGGGCAGGGCTGGTGGCGATTGCTGAGCTGCTCGGCTTGCAGCCCTGCCAACACCTCGAGGATGTCCCTCCAGCGGCCTGAAGCCGCTGTCATCACGTCGTTTGCCATGGGTATCGCAGCAGATCAGCGACGCTCAGCGGCTGCCGCCAGCACCGGCCCCGGCAGGGCCAGGCCGGCCCGCTCTGCAGCAATCGCGGCATCGATCACCTGGCGCAGCACCGCCGAGCGACTGAGGGTGCCATGGGAGCGACGCTGGTCAAGCCAAGCCAACTGCGCCTCGGTGATGGAGACGCTCAGCGGTGCCGCGAAAGAGGCCATAGATGTCTGGCATTCTGAGCACACCCTAAGCGCACCCGGCAAGGCTTGATAAGTTAGACATTGCTGAGGCACCCGTCTCAGCGGCAAGCCTGCCGATTCGCCTGTGGCCCCGATCGTTCTGCGCGACTACCAGCAGCAGCTGCTGGCCGATCTCCGCGCTGCCCTCAAGATCCACCGGAGGGTCTGCGCCGTCATGCCCACCGGCGCTGGCAAGGGCCAGACCATCGGCGCGATCGTGCAGGGCGCGGCGGGCAAGGGCCGGCGCGTGCTGGTGCTGGCCCACCGGGCTGAGCTGATCGAGCAGCTCACCGGCACGGTGAGGGCCTGGGGCCTGGAGCCCGACGTGATCGCCCCCGGCCACCGGCTGCAGGGCAGCCAGGTCGCTGTGGGCTCAGTGCAGACCGTGGTTCGGCGGCTCGCGCTGCTGCTGCCGCCGGATCTGATCATTCAGGACGAGGCCCACCACCTGGTGACCGGCAATGTCTGGGGCCGTGTCATCAACGCCTGGCCCCAGGCCCACCTGATCGGCAAGACCGCCACGCCCGAGCGGCTCGACGGCAAGGGGCTGGGCGTGGAAGCCGGCGGTTATTTCGAGGCCCTGGTACAGGGGCCTTCAGCCGCCTGGCTCGTGGAGCAGGGCTGGCTGGCGCGGCCCAAGGTGTTCTCCTGGCCAGGGGCGCGCAACAGCAAATTGCGACGCCGCATGGGCGACTTCGATCTGGAACAGGCAGCCCAGGCCTTCGGGGACCGGGCCGCCATCGGCGATGCGGTGTCGCACTACCAGCGCCGACTGCATCCGGGCACGGCGATTGTTTTTTGCTGCACGATCGAGCACGCCGAACAGATGGCCGGGGCCTTCCGCAGTGCGGGAATTCGGGCCGCGTCAGTGAGCGGCGGCACCCCAGCAGAGGAACGGAAGTGCCTGATCGCAGGGCTCGGCACCGGTGAGGTGGAGGTGCTCAGCAGCTGCATGATCATTTCCGAAGGCACCGACATCCCCTCAGTCGGTGGCGCGATCCTGATGCGCCCCACGGCTTCTTTGTCGCTCTATCTGCAGATGGTCGGCCGTGCCCTGCGTCCTGCACCTGGGAAACAGGAGGCAGTGATCCTCGATCACGTCGGCAATGCCCATCGGCACGGCCTACCGACCGATGAGCGTGAGTGGAACCTGGCCGGCCGCCGCCGGCGGGAGGGTGTCTCGATCCCGATCAAGGACTGCCCGTCCTGCTTCTGCAGCTGCCCCAGTGCTGTGCAGGTCTGCCCGGACTGCGGCCACCTGTTCCTGACTGAGGAACGCGATGAGCAGCGGCGCGGGCTCCAGCAGGTTGAGGGTGAACTGGTGGAAGTCACGGGCGCAGCCCGGCACCGGCCCAGGCCAAAGCAGCAGCAGCAACGGCCGCGGCGCACGCATCCGGCCGCTGGTTGCCGCACCTTTGAGGAGCTACTGCAGCGCGAGGAGGAGCGCGGCTACAAGCCTGGCTGGGCCAGGCATGTCTGGGCTGCTCGGCAGCGCGGCACTTAATCCCTGCCCGGCTTGCCGCCTCCTGCCAGCAGTTCAGCTTCGAGGCCCAGCAGTTGGGCCGCTGCGACAAACGGCGCATCAAGGCTGCAGAGGGTGGCACCACGGCCGCTGGCGATGGCCAGGTGCAGGGCATCGGCCGCTCGCAGGGACGTGCTCCAGCCGCGTAAGCAGGCGTTGGCGTTGCGGAAGTCCTGCGGCTCTAATTCCAGCATCAGCAGGCCTGGCGCCAGGCTGCGCTCAAAGCCCTGCAGCACCGTCTCGGCCTGCGCCTGGCTCAGGGCCTTGGTTCGCACCTTGAGGCCAAGGGCGGAATGGAGCTCGGTGACGCTCCAGGAGCTGATCGCCAATGGTGCCCTGGCCGCCTCTAGAAATGCCATCGCGGTAGCGGAGTGCACTTCCGGCGTCAGCACTGCCAGCAGCACGCAAGTGTCGATGTAGAGCATCAGGCGCCGGGCTCATCCCGCAACGCCCGCATGGTCTCCACGCCAGTGGTCGGTTGCTCGGGCAACGAGCCACGGAGAGCTTCGAGCTGTGGCAGCAGATCACGCACGCTGCAACGCGGCACCAGCTCGGCGATGGCCTTGCCGCGACGCGTGATCACCACCGCCTGCCCAGCCTCCACAGCATCCAGCAGGCTGGAGAGCTGGGTCTTGGCTTCCGCCACCGTCACCTGCACCATGGCCGTTGACCATCTAGATGACCAACCCTAGGTCGGGTTGGCAGCACGGCAACAGGAGGCATGGCCTCCTCCCCCAGCGAACACGAGATCCAGCAACGCATCCGCCTGGCATGCGGCCACGGGGCGGTGCGGCTCTGGCGCAACAACACCGGTGCCCTGCTCGACCAGCAGGCGCGCTTCGTGCGCTTTGGGCTCTGCAAGGGCAGCAGCGACCTGATCGGCCTGCGCGCGTTGGAGATCACGCCCGAGCTGGTCGGCCAGCGGCTCGCCCAGTTCGTTGCCCTGGAGGTCAAGACAGCCCAGGGCGTGCTCAGCCCGGAGCAGCGGGCCTTCCTGCGCCTCGTGCAGGAGCTCGGCGGCGTGGCAGCGGTCTGCCGCTCCGTGGAGGAAGCCGAGCAGCTGCTTGGCACCCCGAGGCAAGTGCCGCTGGGTCACTGATGGGTCCGGCAGAACTGCAGCAGCGGCTGAGGCATCTCACGCAGGCCCACCCAGACGAGCACCCGTACACACTTGCTCTGAGATTGCAGGCAGAGACAGGAAAGGTGATTACTGGGCAGCTTGCCAAGCAGATCTTGCAGAGGCTCGGACAAGATCGGACCTGATATGCCAGGGCGTGTCAGGGAGTGACTAGGAGTGCCAAGTTTGCCGTAAGGTTCAGAAATCCCATTCAGGATCCTGAACGTGGAAATCACTTACGCGGAGCTGCTTGAGCGCCAGGATGAGAACCGCGCAGCGTTCGGAAGGATGCTGCTGAACTGGCGAAGAACCAACGGCTGGACCCAGTACACCGCCTGCAGCTGGGCCGAGGAGGCCGGCTTCGATGCGATCTCCTACGGCAACCTCTCGGTGATCGAGCAGGGCAAGGCCGGCGAACTGCGCCAAAAGGCTTTCTGGCAGTTGGGCGAACTGAACCGCCGCATCGCCGCGAAGAACTGGGGCCCGGTCAAGAGCCAGGCCATCAAGGAGAAGCTGGAGGGCGCCATCCCACTGGGCGATGAGGCCTGCCCGGCCTGGACGCCGCTGGAGCTATGGGCCTGCTACTGCGGCCTGCGGGAGGTGCCCGATGCGTTTCGCACAACCCCCGCACCAACCGTGGGACAGCGCAAGGCCACTGAGCTCTCCACCAAGTGGCGCAGCCAGATGCGCCGGGTTGTCGACGAATGTGGCCTTGAGCCCAGCGATGCACTCGAGTCCCTGGCGGCAGAAGCCAGCGAAGAGCACCGCAAGCGTTTCTATGCCGTGCTCACGGGCTTCGGGGACTACAAGCCGGAGGAGCTGGCTCCGTTGTGGATCGAGGGCGATCTCTATCAGCCCAAGCGCTGGCTGGACCAGTGGGAGGAGGCCTACAAGAAGACCACCAAGCCCAACAGCCGCAAAGGCAATAAGCCAGTCACAGCCAATGGCTAGGAATTAACAGCTACTATGAGTGCGGCTTTCAGTAAAGAGCCCTAAGATCCGGATCAGCGGGCATCCGCCCGATTCGATCCGCCATGGTTCCACCATCCAGGCCCATAGAGGTCGGCCATGCGGCGCACGGCGCCGGTGATGCCGCAGGCATCCCGATCGCCGAACCGCTGCCGGCCGACCTAAGCCACGCCACGCCCGAGCAACAGCTCACCCATGCCCTGGCAAGGTTCCAGGCCGAGGTGTCCGCAATCACCGCCGCCGATCTGGCGGAGGTTGTGCAGGCTGCCCGCCCGGCGTTCCGCCGCGGCATTGGCTGGTCTGCCCACCTGCGCGAGCAGCATGGCCGCTCCAGGCTGCATGTCACGGTGATGCATGTCGCTGGGGCCGAGCTCTGCAGCGAGTCCTGGGCTGATCAGGTCACCGATCTGACTGAGACAACCGGTCTGATGTTGGCCATGCTGCTGGGCATTCCTGTGTCCGCACAGGCTCGGGCTGTACAGCCTTGTCTAGCTGAGGCAGAGCATTCTGGTGACAAGCCCGATGAGGGCATTGCTCAGCAGGCTTGCTCTGAGCAAAAGGCCGAAGCCCCATCACCAGAAGAGTCGCTCCCCCTGGCCGACACCATGGGGGACGGGGCGCCTGCGGACGGAGATACAGGCCTGGCGCCCCTCACCCCCGAGGCGGTCAGCGAGGTTCATCGCCGCGTCCTTGATCTGCCCCAGGCGACACGTCAGGAGCTGACCAAGGCGTTCCGCGAGCACTTCAAGGTGCCGCGCAATGCCCGCTCCATAGGCGATCGCATCACCCAGCACCAGCACGCCGCCTTCATCGATTGCTTCCTGGAGGAGGGCGAGGGGCACGGGCCTGATGGCGACAAGGAGCCGGCCGAGCCATGAGCACGAGCCATCGCTCCCGGCTGCCCCGCCGCTATGGCGAGCAGCCCCGTTCAGTGGCCGGCCGCCACTTCATCCAGACCCAGGTGCGCACCGATGTGTACCTGCGGGTCCGCGAAGTGATGGAGCACCACAACCTCTCCGCCAGCGGAGCAGTGCATCACCTGCTGCGCGAGCGCTTTGGCCTGCCGCCCCTGCCTCCCTTCGATCAACAACCCATTTCGACCGATTCAACCCATGGCTAAAGACATCTTCCGCACGCCCCTCGCCGAAGTGCGCTGGGCCCATCTGATCACCCCCCGTCACCAACTCGATCGGAGCAAGCCCAAGGCCTGGACTGCCGATCTGCTGCTGCCCAACGGCGACGAGAGGGCCCAGTCCTTCCTGCTAGCGATGGAGGACCAGTTCATCGCCCTGCACGGCAGCCGCAAACGCCGTGCCGAGAAGGGCTTCCCCTGGAAGGCCGACAAGGAGAAGCCCAGCGAGATCACCGTGGTGCGCTTCAAGGTGCCGCAGTTCCAGCGGCGCGATGGCTCTCTTTCCGAAGGGCCGCGCATCGTCGATGCCAAAAAGCAGCCCTGGGATGGGGCCGCCATCGGCAACGGCTCCAAGGTGGTCGTCGCCTTTGACATCTACGACTGGGACGGGGAGAACGGCTGCGGCATGACCTTCCAGCCGCGTGCCATCCAGGTCGTCGAGTTCGTGCCCTACGAGCAGGTCGACCCCACCGATGGGTTCGAGGAGGTCGAGGGCTACACCACCACCGGCAGTGGAGCCGGTGATTGGACCGCCGGCGCTGCCGACGACGGCGAGGAGTTGTTCTGATGCCAATCGATCGTCAGGACCACAACACCGGGGCCTGGAGGGGCAGGCCCCTTCACCGGCCCGGTCCCCAGCTGCCTGCGTTCTGCCGCACCCGCCGGCCCACCGTCATGGTCACGGCCTCCAGCCTGGCTGGCCTTCGCGCGCTGCTGCTGCTTGGGCTGGCGTTTCAGCTGACCACCTTGCTGTTGGTCGTGGCCGGGCCCGTGCCGCCGCCGCCTGTGACCAGCGCCAGCACTGTCTTCGGCCCCGCCGCCGGCACTGATGCCGGTGAGGTTCCACCCGTCACACCGCTTTCAGACCGATGAACAACGCGACGACGTCATCCCATCCAGCTGAACTTGTCCCATCGATGAATCACCCGGCTCTGGTCTCCCGTACCTGGAACGGCACGCCGATCTCTAGGCGCACCAGCGATGGCTACGTGAATGCCACGGCCATGTGCAAAGCCAATGGCAAGCGGTGGAAGGACTACCGCGAGTCCGACCGGTGCCAGCTCTATCTGGACGCGCTGGAAAGCGTGGCCGGAATTTCCGTCCACGCTCTTGCTGAGTCCCGTTCAGGCGGTGCCGGTGGCGGAGGCACCTGGGTCCATCCCCAGGTCGCGGTCGATCTGGCCCGCTGGATCAGCGCGCCGTTCGCGGTGTGGATGGACCGCTGGTTCTTGGACAGCGTCCAGCAGGCTCAACCGACACCGGTGGAAACACCCCCACCCCGGCTCCGGGAAGCCGAGGTGATCGCCCTGGTGGAACGCAGCATCGGTTTATTCGAGAGGCTCGGCGGACTGGATCAACGCGACGAGCTCCTGTTCAAGGACATCGTGCGCAGCAACGTGCTCACCGCCAGTGCTGGGTTGCTGCCCGGTGCGCCGACTGACGAGGAGCTCACCTTGGGGGATGCCTGGCTGGAGGTGTTCCAGCAAGCGCTGCCGCGCAGCCAGTTCTGCGCCGCCGGCAAGCTCGTGGCCAGGGTTTACCGCGAGGAGTTCAAAGAAGAGCCCCCTTGCCGCCAACAATTTGTTGACGGGGCCCCGCGCCAGGTCAAGAGCTATCGCCGCTCCTGGTTGATCGACACCCTCAAGCGCTTCTGTGCCCAGCCGGCAGGGGACTGATGGACACACCGACAACGACATCCCGCCAACGGGTCTGGGTCACGACGACAGAAGCATGTGCAGCTCTGGGGATGAGCCGCGAAACCCTCCGCCAGCTGCGGCTGCGGGGGGTGCTCACCCCGGGGAAGCACTATCGACGTTGGGGCTGCACCCAAGGCCGAGGGCCGCTGCAGTGGCACCTTGAAAACGTAGAGGCCACCATCACAGGGTGGAGCCGAAGAAATCTTTAGACCCTATACTTCAGGTCTGGAGTCTAATGTTTCAGGTCGGCATACAGATGCATATAATGAATGGAGATCAGGAGCCGGGGCATTTAGATCTTGAAATCCCACGCCTAAGCACAATCAGGAATCCTGGCGGGAATGGATTGAGTCATTACTTCAGGCTTCGACTCAGAAAAGAGCTGTTCAATTACCTATCATTCGACGAGGATGCCTCTGGTAGGGAAGTCAATGTACAGCCAGATGACTTGCAACTGGAGGATCTAGTAGTTGAACCCGGACGAGTGCTCATAGCGTATTCCTACGTCTATGACGTCTATTATGGTTGCTCAGACATAGATCCCATGGGTCAGGGGTCGGGCCGATTAGAAGGTGTTCGATTGGGTAAGTCACGGCATTGGCGTTTTGCTCGTGCACCAAGAGAGGCTCCATGCTGATCGCCGCTTAAGATCTACTCATTCTTAGGGCCGCCTTTTCAAAAGCGTCATCCACTACGTCATCTCCGCACCAGCGGCTGTAGGCCGCCAGATGGGTTTCCACAGAGTGGCCCATGGCTGCAGCGACCACCTTGGGAGGCAGCTCGCAAGTGATGTGAGCGCGGTGGGCGTAGCCGTGACGGCAGGAGTAGAGCACCAGTTTCTCTCCCTTCTCTTCATACTCTCGCCGTAGTTGCTGCCAGAGAGGACGCCGCCGCATATAGGTGCCAAGGTCTTCAGCCCCATGACCTGGTCGCATCGGCGGCATGCGGTCGGATCGAAATGCCTTCTCGAGCTGCCAGGCCTGAGCCCATTCGTCGCATGGCAGCAGTCGCAGCATCCTGGATCGGGTGCGACCCCGACTGGATACCTTCTGGTAGGTCGTCCATAGCTGCTCTTTCTGAATCTCCAGGTGTTGCAGTTCTTCCGGCCGGAGACCGTAGGCAGCCATCAACTGAAACGCCAATCGCCAGCGTGGATCAGGTATGGCCTCTACCAAACCAAGCACATGGCTGACATCAATGGGTGTTGTGACTCCACGTTCATCACGCTTGCGACCGACATAAATGGAGAGATCAAGCGGGGGTGCCCAGGATGATGGCAAGCGTTCCGAATCGACGCCCCACCGCAACAGTGCAGCTGTGAATTGAACCTGTAACTGACGGCCCCGTGATCCAGGTCTGTCCTTCCAAGAAGCAATCACGCCCTCCAGCAGTTGCTTGGATGAGATGGGTCGTCGCTTACCACCAACGGCCTCCAGAATCACAGCCATTCGTCGCCAATAGATTTCGTCCCAGGTGCTCTGCTTGATTGCTCCACTGCTGAGCTTGTGATCCTTGAACTCTTGAATCAGCTGAGGCCAGTTGATTGCCTCGCTAACCGTCAGTCCATTAGGGCTCGATTCCTCTGAAGGAATTCGCGCATGGGTTTCGATGGCCAGATCAAGGGGTACTCCATCGCTGAAATCGGCATGAATGGCAAGTACTGCCGTATGGATGGCTTGCCGATCACAAGCGTCCCAAGCAAATGGCAGCACCCGCTGCTGGCGAGCACCACCAGCAGCAGATGCGGAGACATTCAGCAGAACGCGCCCACGCATCTCCGAAACCGTCCAGCCACTTCGAGGCCCCAGATCTGATGTCAGCGACAACCTCAAAGCTGCAACCCAGCCCCGGTCCTTGGCTGCCCGTGCTTGGCGAGGGGCGGGGGTGGGCTTCGGCACGGCTCCAGGGAATCAGGCACGCACGACACCCCTTGCAAGAGAATCTGCAAGAGAATCGCCGTTTCAGCTTGGCACGCCCGGCAAAAGCCTGCCATTGCCTGGAGGCATTAAAGCCAATGACAGCAAGGGTTTTAACGGTCAAAAGCCAGTTGCCGTAGGCGATCCGGAGACCCCCATTTCAAGGGCTTTGGGAGCACTAGGTCGCAGGTTCGAATCCTGTCGCCCCGATTGACTTTTCAGGGATTGCCCCTCTCCCATGTGGGCAAGATGTGGGCAGGGCATCCCCTCCACAGCCTTCCCCTGGCTTGCCTGACCCCGCCCTGGCTTGTCAGGGCCGATTAAAAGAGTTATAGTGAATGGACGGCAACATGACAGCCAAAAGACATAAACTTAGCAACCTTACAAACGTCCAAGTTTTTAGTAACTGACCAAACGGTCCAAGTCTTAGCAACCGCATCAATTACCCACGGGGAAGAGCATCTTATGCAAAGCTGGTCGTTTGAAAATGAGTAAGTGCTGGGGAGAAGTTGGCTGTAACTTATGAAGAATTCCTTAGAGCATTCCAAAGAAAACAGCTCTAGTCACTCTGGGTTTCAGCGCTAGAATATGGTCAATCAGCCACAGCCCGCCACATGCTGGCCCACGATGAAAGCCTGATCAAAACTAAAGTCCAGTCTACACTGGAAGTTCAATACCTACGCGCCAAAGTAGAACAAGCAGAAGCTGAGCTTGAGCAAGCCCATCTTGCCCTTTCGCAGCTACCGTCCAGCTACCGAGCTGATCTTTTGGCGAAGCAAGAAGGGGCTCTTGAGGCCTTGCACCAAAAAGAAACGGAGGTTCTAGTTCAGGCCCGTACAAGGGCTAAGTCTGAGCTTCAGGCTGAACACGTGGAATCGCTACGCATTGAAGCAATGCCTCTTTTAGAGCGAGCAGCAAAAAATCTTGAGTTCGTTCGCGAAAGCCTTAGAAAAGTGGTCAACATCAAAGCTGAAGCACGCGAAAATGGCGGCAGGGTCATGAGTGAAGGCCTCGATACCAGTTCAATTGCTTTTTTCGTCCCACAGCTCGTCTACCAACCCGAACGAAGAACTTGGCTCCTCAAGCGGACGTAGAACCATTCTCCAAATGATGACTCCACACCTCCAACAAGCCCAAAACGCATGGCAGCTGCCATTGCTAACTGAAAGGATAGGTTTCAGGACACCACTGGACTTAGGCAGGCTCCAAGGCAGCATTGTGAATGGGCGCATCATTGAACCTGGTGAGGTCAATAAGGCTCTTCGAACCCCTTCCCAGATCAATCTTCAGCGGAGAGATCAAGCAATCAATCCTTTGATCTCCAAGAACATCAGCAGCTATGGGGGTGTAGGAATGCAGCGTGTAGGGCCAGGGTGGGGCACAGATTCAGATGCCCAACGCTTTGACAGAGGAGAGATCGAGGTGATCATTCACGGTGAACGGTGGATAGAAGAGGAAGGAGTGTGGCGTAGGGACCGGAGTTTTTGCTCAAATACGTTTAGAAGCACTGATTGATCCATTGAACCCCACACCACCCTGGCGCTGGCCCTTGTGGGGCCCATGGCCACCTGGGAGTGAAGCATCGCTTCCTCAGATCCCAGACGAGCAGATCAGGCCCATTGCTGAGCGCCTTGGCAAGCAGAGGCCATGGCTTTCAGCAGAGGAAAACTGGCTAGCTGCAGAGCGTGCCTTGAGGCAGAGACCCTGGCGGCCTTGGGTAATTCGCTTCAGCGGAGAGAAAGAAAGAAGCGGCTGGGATTGGGCTAATTTGCTGTTGAAGGTGTCTCTCCCTGTCTTGATCTTGGGGCTTTCCACTGCTTACAGCGTAATCAGCGCAGATCGCCAGGAGAAGCTTGCAAAAGCGGATAAGGATCGCCAAGAGATAGTTGTACGTGAACAAAGAGAGGGCGAAGTTGTATCGAACTTTATCAAGGAGATGCAGCCTTTATTGGTGGATAAAGGCCTTAGGTCATCGGCCCCCGGTTCTGAAGTTAGGGGGATTGCTCGTGGCTTGACTCTTGCTGCCCTATCTCAAGTAAAAGACTCTCAACGAAAGAGATTGGTAGTTAGATTTCTTTTGGATAGCGGCTTAAATGTTAAACCTGGAAACTTGATTAGCCTCAGCGAGGCCAACCTCAACGGGGCCGACCTCAACGGGGCCAACCTCAGCGGGGCTGACCTCTTAGATGCCGATCTCAGAGGGGCCGATCTCATCGGGGCCAACCTCAGCGGCGCCGACCTCAGCGGGGCCGACCTCTTAGATGCCGATCTCAGAGGGGCCGATCTCATCGGGGCCAACCTCATCAGGGCCGACCTCTTCAGGGCCGACCTCAACGGGGCCATCCTCATCAGGGCCGACCTCAACGGGGCCATCCTCATCAGGGCCGACTTCATCGGGGCCAACCTCAGCGGCGCCGACCTCTACAAGGCCAACCTCAGCGGCGCCGACCTCAGCGGGGCCGACCTCTTCGATGCCGATCTCAGAGGGGCCAACCTCAACGGGGCCAACCTTGAAGGGGTGAAATGGGATGAGAAAACCAGTTGGCCCTCCGCTGATCGCTTCGAGGGTGCAAAAAACATCCCAGAAGCCCTGAAGAAACAGCTTGGGCCGCCCTGAACTTTTTACCCTTGGGATGGCTTACAAATGAACGGAAACCAGGCAGATCAGCTCTTAGCGGCACTAAAGGATGACTTGCTGGCTGAGCCAGGCCTCCAGTGCTTCCTCCACTGCGTCTGAAAGGTCGTCTGTGGAGCCCTCCAGTTGGCGCTCCAGACCCACCGTGCGCAACTGAGCCAACGTCTCCGGTTTTAAGTATACCGGCCGGGCTATCCCCGGCCGGTTATTTGATGTGCATCCAGTCGAAAAACATTGTCTTCTCACTGAAGACACTAGAAAAGGCCAAAAGATAAAATGCAATTTCTGGAAAACTAATCCTTGCTACTGACATAATCAATGATCTCGTTGACTGCTTCTTCGAATCGTCCCTCAGCGTTCCAGAAGTTGTCATTGTCATCTTCTTTGCAGTTATTCCATCCGAACTCCTCAGACTCATCGTATGTCAGGTTCAAGCCAGTCTTTTCTGACTCTCTTGTCTCAACCCAAGCGATTGCGGCTTCGTTTGCAGCTTCCTCAGCCAACAAAACTTGGCGTTCCCTCCAGTCCTCATTGTAGTCAAAGATCTCACTGGATTGGCAGTCATCGGAAAGTTCAGGTTGAAAGCCGTAAGCTAGCAATTTTCCCCTTAGCCACTGGATAGCATCATTCCCCACGTCCCCGGCAAGAGCATAGTAATGATGCTCAACCTCGTTAATCCACCTTCGAGTCGGGTGCTTTTTCATTGTTAAAACTCCGGCGTCTGAAGTCATTTGCCATGCGGAGTATGTGGCCATTAACTGTGGATTGCCTCCAAAGAATAGACTTCCCGCGACACGATCAATGATGATACCTCGGACTTTATAGGCATTGTCATTGATGTCTTCAACGCGCAGGACGCTTCGATCAGAATCCCTAAGTGTTTCAATCATTGTGCGATGACCGGCCGACAAGCTATCAAGTGATTATGCCACTTGCTAGTGGCTTTCGGCTAGTAACGACTGCAAGCCTGTGATAGGGAAATTGGTGTTGACGGTGCGTGGCGGATTGTGACCAGATTGCTAAAGCACTGATTTAATGGAAGATATTTCTGCCCTTAAAGACTCGGCATGCAGTACGAATTCAGGTCAGAATGGGTGGATCCTTACTTTTTTGATGATGGTCTGATCCCCGCTGACCCACCTCAGGAAGACGGAAGATCAAAAACAACTGCCATTAGACCCGTGGCACAGTTCCTTACACACACCTCCGCTTGTCTTCTGCCCACCTGCCGAGGTATCAGGCCATCACCGGCAGCATTCGCCCGCTCGAAAGCATCGGCCGTACCTGATGCGCTGGCCCAGGGGTAGGAGCGGCAATGAACCTCGAAGCTGTGGCCCATGCTCAGGGCCACGCTGCCAGCATCCACCCCGCGACGGTGGCCCCGGAGGCTGTAGCTGTGCCGGAAGCTGTAGGGCACTGCTCTCTCACCTTTTCCAGCCATCTCAGCCCGAAGGGCACGCCAGCCGGCCTGTCTGTTGAGATATGTGGCAATCGCATCACCCGCGCCGTTTCCACTTGCCAGCGGTGGCAATTGGATCAGCCCTGCCTCCCATCGCTGCAAAAGGTTCCATTGCTGGGGGACCCCTTCCCTGTCTACCAATGGCAGAGGATGCACCCGACGCGGCAACGTGTCGCCGCCCCCGCTGCGTTTTCTGTAGTCGCACCACCAAATCGGACGTTCTGTGGACGGGTCACTCTTGACCTTGAGAAACAGCAGCTCTATGGGCCGAAGGGCAAGCTCCGACATCAGCCGGATCGCATCAGCCCAGCGAACTCCAGCCGGGTCGGCCGGCAGGGCCTTCAGGAGATCGAGGATCTGTTGGTCTGTCAGTGGATCGCCTTTCTGGCCAGGCCCTGCCTGGCTCCCTTTGGCGCCAACGTGGGCAGAAAGATGCGCCGGAGGGAGCCAGAGAGATGGGAAGCTCTCGCGAGCCACGCAGTGCCGGAGAAACTGAGACAGGGACTGTGCCCGAATCTGCCGCATACGGCTACCGGGCTCCCACTTTCTGATGACCAGATCCATCAGGTCGGCGGTATTGTCTGGTCGGCTGCTGCCGTTCATCAGATCCACAACATCGGACAGTACCGGCAGGTAGCAGCGCCTCCAGGTTTCAGGCTTGAGTGTGCGGCCGTGCTGGAGCTTCTGAACCTTGAAACGGTCAAAGGCCCCAGACCAATCAGCAACCGGCTTAGGTGCCTTCGCATCGGCGATGTGGGCGGCACCCTTGAGGCTGTGACCCTCGCTTATCAGAACGTAGATATTGCGAACCCTGGTCAGAACATCACCCACCGACCCCTTGGCCCAATCAACCGGGAGGAAGGTGGTCTGCTTGGGATGGCCGGGCAACCGAACCTCCAGCCGGACCTTCCCTCGGAACTTACACACGCTCCAGCCCTCGGCCGTACTGGTGGAGCCTGGCTTTGCAGGGGGGGGGTGGTACTGCTGACGCCGTGATCGAGTCACCCCGATCACGCCGGCCTACCATGGCAGCCCACAACTCTCCACTAGGTGGAGACCAATGTCCCTCATGCCAAGCCGTGCCCAGCGCAGAAGGGCCTACCCCGCCCTGGTAGGGCTGGCTGTCCTGGCGATCCTCGGAGGGCTATCCGGGCCCAGCCGAGCCCAGGTGAATGATCATCAGCACCACCATCCTCAACCGGCCGCCTCAGCCCCGACGGATCACAGTGGTCACGGCCTGGACATCGGCCCGGCGGGCTCCACCTACGACCTGCGCTGGCTGGATGCAATGGTGCAGCACCACACCGGTGCCCTGCGCATGAGCGAATTCGTGTTCACCATCGGCCAGCCCGGGGTGGGTGCTCTCGCCAGGCGGATCTGGAGTGATCAGGCCCAGGAGATCCGGGCCATGGGGCAGTGGCGAAAATCCTGGTATCCGGGGGCACCGGTGTATCCGGTAGCACTTCAGCCCAATGGCGACCCCAACAGCATGGCTGGATTAACGCGCATGGGGCCGGAGCAGATGGCAGCCATGCGCATGACCGGCAGCTCTCCCACCAGGGAAAACAGGGTCACCTGGTTTCTGGAGGGGATGATCGCCCACCATGGCGGGGCCCTGGTGATGGCTCATGACGCCCTCCAGAAGAGCACCAACCCCACGATCTGGCGCCTGGCCCGGGAAATCATCGTGGCCCAACGTGGGGAGATCATCGCCCTTCGCCGCATGCTCGCCCATGACGGATTGCACAAACCGGAGTACAACCGATTTGACACCCTGTTCTCCTTCTGATGAGGCATGATCTGAGCCTTGGCGCCACCCTGATCCTGCTGGTAAGCGGGCTGATGTGGCCTTTTGGAGCATGGGCCCATGGCAAAGGGCTTTACAAGACCCAGTCTGAGGCCCAGAAGCGCGCCAAAGAGCTGGGCTGCCAGGGCACCCACCTGAACAATGGCCTCTGGATGCCTTGTGCCAACGAGGAGACGCTCCACAAGGAATTGCGGCAGGAGTGAGGGCCATGCCCAGGTCAGTGAACAGCCGCGTTCGCAACTTGCACCGTCTCGTGGTTCCCCTGGCGGCCGCACCGTTGTTGCTCACCGCGGCCAGCGGCTCCCTCTACAGCCTGCTGCTGGAGCGGGGCGTGGACGCCTTCTGGCTGCTCAGGATCCATAGCGGCCGCTTCGGGCCGCTCAATCTGCAGCCCTACTACTCCCTGTTCCTTGGCGGACTCACCCTGGTGGTGATCTTCTCAGGCGTGGCCCTGTTGCTCACCGGCGGCAAGCGATCCGCCTAG